TTTCACTATTACCAATTGTTAAAGCTTCACCAAAACCATGTCCAAAAGTTTCCCACATGTAATATGGTACTTTTTGTGATGTGTCACCTAGTCTTGATGGTTCATTTAAACATCTTCTAATTAATCCACCGTATCTTTCAGTAATTACTGTATCAGGATCATCCTCACTAAAAACAAAATCTATACCTACAGCACCTCTACCATCAAAAATTGTACTATACTGTGCAGTGTAAGGTGAATCAAATTCTTCATATTCAAAAGGATATATACCTGTTTGTGTATTAAAATTCATCAATTGTGCTATATCTCCATCAATTAACCCATATCCTCTAGCATCAAATAAGTCTTGTACATCTAATTTTCCCCTTTCTTTTATTTCTTTTGATTGGATAACATACTCAATTAAATCGTCTAACCCTTTATATGATGTTGAACCGACACTTCTAGTTATAGAACAATTTACATCAAGTTCAGGATCTACACATATTTCATTTATCCATGTATTTCTTGGTCCTAAATCAACAACCGCGGTTGGAAAATTTATTTCTCTTTTTGTTTTTACTGACCCCTCATAATTATAAGTTCTTAATTGACCATAAAAACCTTTTGTTTTATTCATATAGTCAGAAGTTAAACTAGGATTAGCCGCAAGTTGGGTACCAGTTGCCGGATCATAATCATATTGTGTTTCAGAAAAAGTATAATTTGGATTATATGGTGTTGATCTATAATATAAATGAAGGCCAGAAGAGTCGGTAAACTTATAAATACATTGTTTACATAATCTATCATTTTTACCTCTTTTCATAAATTGAAAAAAGTATAAAGATCCTATCAACCACGAATCGGTAAATAAATAAGAAACAACTCCACCACACATTAATTGACCAAATAGTTTTCTTCTCCTCCATGATTTTAACATACCAAAAGTCTTTCCCGCTAAAGGTACTATTGTATAAACACCATCCCTAAATTCTGAAAATCCTGAATTTGTTCCTTGTGTTGTTAATGAATTGTCAACATAATAGGGTCCCTTTTTCTTTACTTCACCATAATATGCACCATTTATAACACATTGTACTGAATTATTATCAAAACCACCAAATTTCATTGGCCATTTACAATGATAACTTAGAACGGCACCAACGTTATATGGTGTACCAGAAAAACAAGGATCAGGGTGTAAATTTAAAATACTTGTTGGGTAATTATTATCCCATGAATCACTTGGATAATATCCTGTAGAGTTACTACGTTGATTATTTATCAACCATTGTCTCATGGTAGCATAATCAGGAAATCCTGCTAATGGAAAAACAAATCCCTTTAAATTCATTTTTCCTTCTCCACCATCTTCTGTCCATTTTGTATCTATTATGAAATCATATTTATCACAACCTCTTTCAGGTGATCCCGCCGGTCTGGCATCAGGATCATTTGCGTTATTATTACAATCACCAGGAACTTCCCACATTTTTGAAATTAAAACGCAACGATGTTTATTATGTATCGTACCATTTATTGGTTGATCCATTTGTGTAGAATATTCTTCTTTTATTTCATTAGCAATATCATCATAAAAACCACCACCTATTTTCCAATTATTTGTTGGTCCATATAATGATACATTTGGATTAAGTGAACTAGCAGGTCCATCCCAAATTATTGGATATTTTGTTCCACATCCAATAGCAATTTGTTGAGTAGATCCATCATTAAAAATATCAATTTCAACAATATAACTTCTATTTAATTGTACACCGTTAAATGTGACACCTGTCCATGGAGCTAATTCATATCCACCACAAAATGCGGTAGAACCAGGTGTTACAGTTACACTTAAACCCGTTATTGATGGTGGTATAGTAAATACGGTACCTTTTTTCGCGTAAAGTGTAACAAAAGTTACACCGGTTGATGGATTAGGGGCCGTTATGGTGATTGGTGGGGCTTGTTGATTGTCACAATTAGTATACCCAGTTATGTGATAATTTAACGATCCGATATGTGTAAATGTATATGTGTCACAAGGTACATTAAAATAAAGATCACCATCAAGATTGCCGTCTTGACATTTTGAAGAAGAACTTTCCGTATACGATAAACCAGTAAAGATTGGTGGTATCACCCATGATTGACTCGGTTGCCCACAAAATCTTCTAATATAATTTGCTGGCATTTCTTCAGTAACAGAAACACCATCACAATCAGTATATGTAATTGAGTAACCGGTTAAACCAGTATTTGTAAATGTATATTCACTACAGGGTGTTGATGATTTTCTTTTGGGTAAATATTTCTCACCAAAATTAATATTTGTTGCAATTGGTGGTCCACTAGTATAGTCTTGAGGATTTGGTGGAGTAGGTATTGTATTTGTATCTTTTAATTCATTATCTTCAGTACAATCATAACAATCGGGATATATAATTAACGGTAATTTAAATATTTGTTTAAACTGATATTCTTTAGCCGCCTTATTTTGTTTGGCGGCGGCTTTGTTAACAACTTTGATTCCCGATAATGCATTTGCAAAACCAAATAACACTGCAGTAACAAATTCTTTAATAAAAAGATTAATAAACTTACCAATAAATTCTATATAATTTATTACTGTTATAATAAAAAATTGAAATCTATGATTTCTAACTGCATCATTAACTGGAAAATAATTATTTACTCCCTCACAATCATCTTTTTCTTGTGGCCAATTTTCTTTAATGCCAATAAAAGATTCTCTTCTATCTTTCTTAAAAAAAGATAAAACTCTTTCAAGAGCACTGGTTTTGTAATATTTGTTCATAAATTGACCAACAGTATAAATTCTACCATATCTAAATTGATAGAAATAATCTTGTGGTATACCCAATTTATTTTCAGAAATCGCATCCACACTAGTACCCGCAATTTCTTTTCTGGCATCTTGTGGGTAATCATCTATATTATTACTAAATGAATATGATTTTGGGTCAATTGTTGAAATACCTCCAACAAATGATGTATCATTTATATGATATTCTCTTGCATTTGGTATTAAAAATTTACCTGTGAATCTATTTCTAGCTCCAGTGTCTTCATTTAACGATAATCTGAATCTGTAATTTCCGGCCGTAGCAACACCAACATTTGGATCGTTTGTTTCATATATTTCTCCAAATTCATTTGTTGCTATGTACTTCATGTTCATTGGAATTCTAAAAAAGAAAGCTCCGTTTTCATCAATAGTACTATCAATATCAAAAAACTCCATTATTGGTCTGTCCGGATTTGGGGTGCCTCCGGAAGTTTCTTCATATTCACCTGTAAATCTAATTGATTCAACATCCCCTTTAAAGGTTATCAATCTACACTTTTCCCCCATTTGATTATCCACATTACAGTTAACTCTTAACGCGTCTTTACCTGAATCAGTAAAACTACCACCAACCATAATTGCATATGGATTAATTTTAATTCCTTGTGAAGAAAGATCAAAATCTGTTCTAGTAATACCTATTTGACATAATTCCGGATTACCCCAAAAAGAATAAACTTCAATTGATTTATCAAAACTAACTATTTGTGGTAACGCATCTAAATCCGAAGAAGATGCATAAGTATACTTATTAACAAATTTTTCTTCAGATATCCCGTCATATATTAAATCATATGGAACCAATGATTGACATCCCATATCTGAAAGATCTAAATCAATATGAAGTGTTTGTTTACCTAATGGTACTCCCCAAATCATAAAATCACCGGCATCATTTGTTTTCGCAGTATATTTGTAGAATTTTTCAAAAACTTCTAAATATTCTTCTCTATTTAAGATATCTTCTTGATCAGGAAATGTCCCTGTTGGTGTATGTCCTGTATGTTGTTTTCTTGATGGTAATAAATTATATCTATAGTTATTTTCGTTTTTTTCTTCGATAGATTTATATGGATATAGTGTAGAAATTACGGGATCATTTTCATCTACTTCAGATATTGGGACAAATATAGAGACTCTAGCATTAGGTACACCAAGTCCATTATTAACTATAATTCTACCAACAACAACACCATAATCACCACAAAAAGATGAATATGCCTCTTGTTGTGAAAATTTTAAAGATAAAATTTCTAATAGGTCATAATCCTGTTTTAATTCTACTGTGACTTTTTGATCGACACCAATGTTGGTATAAATTCTATGTTTTTGCATATTTCTTTATATAAATAGAAAAGTTTTAATTTTCAAATAATATAAAGAAAAATGTTTTTAAAATGTAGTCGATCCTAATGTTTTAACCCTAACTTTTATATCTTTATTTGGGAATCTTATTTGAAATATTTGATTAGACTTCATAAAAATAGTCATATCAGATTGTAAAACTTCTTTTGTTATTGGGTCTTTATATTGTTGTGATACTTCAGATAATGAATATTCTCCACCTGTTTTTACAAAAACTCTAATATCAACAACATTTATAACACCATTTTCATCACCAATTTCTTTAAATAAATTACCCAAAAATAAAGGATCTCCCATTTTTCTTTTATCTATTGAGAAATAGGATATTGTTTTAGTGATTGTATTTTTTATAACATCAGTGCTATTTACATTTTTATCCAAGATCAAATCAATTTCAAGAGAAAAATCAATTACTTGACCACTAACAATATCAATAAAATCATTTATCATCCTGAATTCCGATAAATAATTTATGATATTATTTTTTAATGTGTTAGAAACTGTTTCAGTTAAATTACCTTTATCATCATATGATAATAATTTAATTCTAACTTTATTATCTTCTTCCATTACATTAACCTTTGCGGGTGCTCCGTATGTTGATGGCATAGTTTCTATCAAAACTTTATAATCATTTAAAGTAACTGCTCTATTTTGTGCCGCGAAATTATATGCAACTAAATTTCTTATTTCTTCTATTGTCGGTTGATCGGCACCTCCAATAGCGGGTGTTACATTATTAACACTCAATGAATTAACTACTTGTGTATTTATACTACTATTAGGACCATTAACATTAAATTCAATACTATCAACACTTGTTATAACATTAACACCTAAATTACTACTTTTACCACCACCAATTCTATATTTTATAAAAAGAGTACTATCTATTTTTGGTAATGCACCTAATGATAAATTATTTAAATAAACACCAAGATTAACTTTCATGTTATTTGTCATGAAATTATCTAAATTATCTAAAGGATCGACATTGCCTGATCCAAATGTTATTGAAAAATAATTTTCTGGAGTATATTCTGTTACAAATTTATTTTTAACATCGATATATTTTCCAGATTTAAAATTTGGTCTATCTGATATTCCTGTCGGGTCTGGAACAAATACTTTATCTTGTATCATTGTTTTTACTTCATACCATCTATTTTCTGATGTATTAAATTCTGCAGAATTTGGATTTGCGGTAAAATTTGTTCCTTCTTTATGTATGATTGATGTCACACCTAAAACATTTTGTTCAGGTAAAAAAAGTTTTAAAAATGGTTTTTGATCTAATTGTGTAATAACTCTTCTAAAAATTCTAGTAACTCCATTAACTACAGGTTCTCTTTTCGTTATAGTATATGATACTAATTGATTATTACCATCAAAATTTGGAATTTTCAATCTATTTGGTTCTCCTCTATTATTAAATGGATTAGCAAAATCGATATCATCAGTAGTTTCAAAAATTTGTCCTCCTCCCGAAACTTGCGCTCCCGCCTTTAAAATTCCTTCATATCTATCATCATCTTTATCACCTTTAACAGGAACAACTATTGAAAAATCACACAATGCAACTGATGGTCTGTTTCCCGGTATTCTTATCCCATATGTTTTTGCGATGAAAAATAATGATTGTCTTTGTTGTGCAAAGTCTAACATTGTCTCCTGCCAAACTCTATCAATATGGTAATGTAAATTATCCGCAACCGCGGCATTTATATCTAATAAAACCGAAAAAATAGATGCGTCATTTGTGTTCTTAATTAAATCGGGATAATAATTTCTAGTTAAATTAACTAATTCCTGTCTTAATCCAACAAAATCCCTTGTTGCGTATGATATTTTTTTAGCCATATTATATATTAATAATTATAAAATCAGATGATGAAAATGTTCCATTATTTACAGTGTAATCTATTTTAACTTTTGCGGTATATGGTTTAGTTGAAAAATCTGAAACTCTAAAAAGTCTATTATCCTCATCTTCCATAGAACCAACTAATCTATCGGGATCATCTTCAGCCGATGTAATACTAATAGAATTAATATCTAAATTTGGTATATATTTTCTAACACTTTCTCTTATTTCATCTTCAATAAGATTATATGATACGACATCATTTTGTTCAAAAATATACTCATATATTCTTGTTCCAAAATCAGGTAGATAATATCTACTACCTTTTCTTGTTAGTAAAAGATGTAATAAGTTTGCTCTAACTTCTCTTTCAGGAGTTTCAGTCATTCTTAAAAAGTCACCTTTTCTACTATCTCTAAATGGATAATCTATACCATATGTTACTGCCATGATAATAAATATAATGATATTCGAAATCTTTTTAAATGAAAAATCCAGACATATGTCTGGATTTTGTCCATGTTAATTATGGTGGTTTGGTTTTCACCCCCTGTATAACCAATCCTTAGATGCTCAAGGTACGCCTTGACGACAGACTAATCTTTGAGGGAGTCATCCAATCCTTTTTTTAAAGTGGTATTATTTTTTTCTCCTTTAGGTTCATATGGACAATGTCTACATCCATTACCTGATGATCCACAACAATACCCTCTTTCTATGTGATATCTTTCAGTGAAGATAACTTTATTACCATCAAGATAATAATGTGTTCCTTCAATAAATTCATTACTCATTTTATTGATTTAGATACTGGTTATTTCACAAGATCCACCACTACAGGCCATACTAGCATAATCACTAATATCTTTATATTGTGGTTTGTCTAATATTTGACCAAAATCAACTTCTTTAAATTGACGAGTAACTGTTTCCCATTTATGGAAAAGATGAACATCTTTCAAACAATAAACCATCTTCTTAAGATCACCTTTGAAGTAATTCTTAGCAAATTTTTTGGCTCTTGTTATCCAATAATTTTTTAAAAGAACTTGTTCTCTTGTTCCAGTCACAGGAAGTGGTGAATCTGTTTGTGTACTAATTAAAGTATCACAAGCCATCCATAAATTATTTTCAAAATAGTGAAGACCGTCGATAACCAAACCAGATGCTAAAATAGATCCTTTACCATATTCTTCGACTATTTCATTTAGGTTTAATACAGATGTAAATGGTGCTTGATTAAAATCTTTGTCACCATAATCTGACATGAAACTTACTGCAGTGAAATAATCTCTTTCATTCCAAATATATTCAACAATAGCATCTTTATCGTCAATGATAACAGTACAACTTGTATTATGATTAACGGGGCTATATGTACATAATTCAGGATTGGTCCCTTCATTAACCCAATTTTGTTGTACCAATTTGATTAATTCAAGATGTTTAATACCTTTCATATCTTTCTTGAATAAACCTTGTTTTGGATTTTCTACAGGTACAAATACAACATAATCACTCTTAGTTGATGACCATACACTTTCTTCAAGTAAGAAAGACATATTATCTTGTAACCATTTAGCAGTATTACTTTCTTTGTTCAATTGCATAATTCTGAAATATTTCTCAGAATGTTCTGGATGAATACCGCTAGCCGTTCCTAATACAACTGAAGCGTTGCCCGATGGTTTAACACAAGTAGTTCTTGCCGCTTGATTAATTTCAATAATCTGAGCAACTTCTTTATTTGTTCTCTTAACCACCTCAGCACCTTCTTTAAGTAATTCAGCATTAAATAATTTAGGGTTGTTCATCCAACCTGTTATACTAACACCTAATAATGCCTCTCTTTCAAATATTTTTCTACTAGTTTCACCTAAATAAGGGAAATTAGTATAACC